ACCTTATAGATTCTTGTTCTGCTTCTAGAACATCAATTTCTTGCAATGCTTCTAATCTAGCTGACTCGTCTTCTATCTGTTCAGCATTAAATCTTTTTTGCTCTATTGAAAGCAATGATTCACTTTCTAACTTTGCATTTGTTAATTCTATACCTTCTTTATCTAGTGCATTTTTATTTACTTGTTGTTCTGACCTAAACCCTGTAACAGTTGCTGCTACTGCTTGAACCTCTGCCTCTGCTTCTAATACTGCAACATAATCTTCAGTCTTACCTGTTAAATCAAACTGTGCTTGTGCTGCTGCTTTTACCAACTCAGCATTCTTAGTCATTTCTTGTTCTTGCTTGTTAAGAATAACAGCTAATTCATCATTTGCTTTTTTTCTATCTTCAATACTTTTGGTTTCATCATCCCTGATTTGCCTTTGTATTTCTGCTTGTCTATCATATTGTTCTAATAATATTCTAGATTCTGCTGCTGCAACTTGTGCTGACTTTTTTAATGCTTGGTTTGTTTTAGCAGTTTCTAATGCTGCTTCTATACTTACATTTTTTAAACCATCTACAACCTGTGTACCTATTTCAGAAACTTCTGTAATTGCTTCTCCAAAATTATCTACAATATCAGTTCCTGCATTTACTGCAGCTTGACCAACTTCTAAAATATCTGCTTTTGTTTCTGTTATTGCAAGGTTTAATTCTTTTATTGTAGCAGGGTCACCATCACCAAAAATAGATTTTTCCCACATTAGTTGTGCTTCTTGAACTGCCAATGTAATTCCATAAAAAGCTAGTTTCATTGGAGTTAATGCTATTGTAACAATTCCACTTACTACCTTTCCTAAAGCATCAAAATTTTCTGTTGCTGATGATACACTTTTATAAACATCTACAAAAACACCTACAATTTCATTAAATATAATTTGTGCAGTTGTGAAAATGGTATTTAAACCATCCATCACTTCTTGGTTTTCTTGTATTGCAGAAGAAACAAATTCAAACGCTTTTTGTAATAAGAATATAACCCCTGTTACTTTTGCTATATTTTTAATTGATGTTCCTACTTTCTTAATTCCTTTAGCACCATCTTCTGCAGATTTCTCTACTTTCTTTAAAGCATCAGCAGTTTTTTTATTTGCAGATTCTACATCTTTTTCTAGCTTAGAAAATTCCTTTTGAAATTCATCTAAGTTTTTTACTGCTTCTTTGTATTTTAACTCAAATTCAATTTCTATTTTTTTCGCCATCTTATTTTCGTTTTTGTTTGCTTAATGCCTTCAGAAATTGATTCTGCTAATTTGTATTTCCCTTGTGCAATTCTGATATTTTCGGTTTCCCCTTTTACTATTTGCAGTAAATCAATTATATTTTTTATCATATTTTTTATGTTGTATATGCTTGTAAAATATTAGATGCTAGAGATTGATTACCATTTATATCATAAGCAATAACTGTAACAGGATATCCTGTTTGTGGATTTAAACCTGTAACATCATCTGAATAAGTAGATGCTAATGGATATGCCAAAGCACCCCCTACAGCAACGCCATTTAATAATAGTACATAATAACTCATAGTCGTTCCGTTAGGTGATGTAGAAGCATCCCAAGTTATTGTGAAGCCTGATGATGAATTATTAGAAGCAACTAAATTTGTTGGTGTTGTAGGAACTGATACAATTAAGTCTGCTTGTTTAACATCATTTAATAATTCAAATTCAGTTTTTCCTGTTGTTAAATTAGTAGTTAAAGAATTTATTTTATAATTGTTTTGTCCTAATTGAATCAAATCATTCAATTGTAAATTATAATAAATCTTCATAGGTAGATATGCAGTAACTTTTGTTATTCTTCTACTGACATTAAATACATTCTGTATGTATGTTTTGTAATTAGTTTCAAATAAAGTATCAGTAAAAGATAATGGGTCTCCTACCTCATTTGCTTGGTATTCGTTAATCTCATTACCAAAGTGTATATTTGATTTGCTTGTGCTAGATTCTAAAGCTACAGCATTTGATGGAATAAAATAATCATCAATGTCTAAAACATTAGTAGATTCTGTATCTCTAATTCTAATTGCTGTTTCGTTAATTTGTCTTATTGGGTAAAATAATAAAGGCATTCCAAAATAAGGTTCTAAGTTATCATCTACAAAAAAACCATATTGTACAGCCGTAGAAGCACCACCCTGAACATCATAAAGCCTTTCATATTGCATATGCTCAAAAGGTAATTCTATTTTATATTTTTTTGTAGGTGCATCGTAAATGTTACCATCTAAGCTGTAAGATAATGTTCCCCACCCTAAGTTATTGATTTGTTCAAATTGTTTCGCTAATAGCGTCCCTAGCCCCTTATATTGAAAGTCTATGTTTTTAAAAGGCAATGCAACATTCACAGTTGAATTTGTTGTATCTAAATACCTATCAATATTAATTGGTTCTGCTGAACCTGCTGCATAATAACTATCTAAAGTTCTAACTACAATAACTCCTAAATTATCTACATAAGCAGTTAAATTGAACATCTTAAAAAGCCCTGTAAGGAAATCAATGATAGACATTTTAGGCATCTGTTCATTGATATTAAAATCAATAAAAGCTGTTGTTTGAAATGCTGATGCATTAGAATAAATCATTTGACCATTTGTTCCAAAACCTCCAATTGTTCCTGTAGTCCAACTTACAGTCCATTGTATATTTCCAATAGCAAAAAGCATATTTGTAGATGATGCAATTTGAACTGTGTAGGTGCTATCATTAAACGGAACTACAATTAATTGTTTTGCCCCTGTTCCTGTTACTTCACTAACTATCTGTGAGCCATCCCTTATAACTCTAATAATATAAGCATCTGTATTATTTGGAGGAGTTACATTTAGGTTTAAAAAAGATATACTATAAGGTGATTGTGCTGTTAAAGCTAGAATACCATTTGAAACATTTGATGTTGATGGTTGACAATTTGAAGTTGGTACACAAACTGTTGTTCCTAATTCTGTAACTTGTGTAAAGTTTTGTAAGACTTGTGATGGTGCATCTACTGAACCTTTTTTTCTATGAAGCCATAAAAACAAATTATCAAAATCATCATTTGTTTTATTATTAAAAAAGTCATCTGAAAAGGTTAGTGTTTGACCCCCAACAAAAACCTCTGCTTGAATAGCATCAATTATAGCTGCACATCGAATTGCATATTTAAACTGATTCCATTCAACACCATTATGGGTTGATGATGTATGAGGGTATAAATTTCTTATTTTTAAATCAGGGTTAGGTGGGAAAACAACATTGCTTCCTGAATTATAAATCAATCTATTTGTATGGGTAATTAAAGGCACAATTATATCACCACCACTTTGTTTTACTTGCATTGCTGAAACTACATCTGAATAGCTATAAATTTGATTGTGTTGTGCTAATCCTGATAATGATGACAATTGGCTTTTTGCTAGAATATCTTTTAAGTTTACAGTATTACCAAAGAATGTAATATTGTAAGTATGTGCTACATTGTTTTTTAACTTAACCCCATTTAATTTAATAGCACCTTCTTTAAAAGGTAGGTCATTTAATTCTAAGGTTGCAGGTTGTTTGTTTCTTGCATCATATGCAAAAGTAGTATCACCACTTGATACATCAAAATTATAAAAGTGTTTGAATATTTTATTATTTACACTAGAAGCAGGTACAGCAAAGGTCTTGGTAAATTCAGTAAATATCTTCCCTATGTCTTTTACATTCTGCAAAGTTTGAGTAAATGAAACATTTTCATCCTTAAACAAATCTACCCTTTGGCCCTCAATGTATAATTGTAGTTTTTGCATCTATCGTATGTTGTTTATGTAATCGTATGCTTCTTCAAAATCAATTGTATATTCTATCAATCTATCATTCACAGAAGTCTTAAATGTCATTGATGATGTTTTAACTTTTACAGGAATAACTTCAGTTGTAGAAGTTCCTTTTTTTAACCTTTCCATCCAAATATATTCTGATAGTAAAAGCTGTTCAAAGTATTCGTTTGCAAACTCAGGATAGTAACCTGAACTTAATTTATGGGATTGTTTAGCCTGTGTATTGAATACCTTATTTGGTGCATTTTTAGTTGAGTAAGTTGCATTATTATTTACCGGATATGTTATCGTATTAGATTTAAAACCTTCATTTGTTCTAGCTAATGATTTAACTTCTTTTAAAAAGAACCAAAGTTCTTGTTGTGCTCCAAATTTATTAATAAATATAATTTTTGTTCCTGTTCCATATTTAGTGCAATCAATTCTTTTTATATTAACAGTAATTCCCTCAACCACTATGCTTGTTTGTGAGTTTGAAAATGTAGTTGCAGTTATAACACCTACATCATCAATAGCAGGTATAGTACCACCTACCCCTGTTGGTGCAAATATTGTAAATGTTTCAGGAATAGTTAAGTTATCCTTTGCTATTAATACAGTTTCATCTATTCTATCACCTATAAAAGATGGATTAACACCTTCTTCAAAAGTTCCGTATGATTCAAAACCTCTATCTGTAAAAGTTGTAGCAGAACCAACTACAGCAGCTGTTCCATTTAATCCTGCGTGATTTGTTAATGTTGTAACAATGCTTATTTCCTTTGCAATAAAATCAGTCTTATATTGTATTTCTAAATAATCCCTAGCAAGTTCTGATATGTCAAAATTAACTGATGTTGATGGTGCTACATTTTTAATTAATGTATATCTTAAAGTTCCATCAATAGCCACCGTGCAAACCGTTGATAATACTCCGGATGCAGGAATTTCTTTATGCTTAAATTGTGGACTTCTTAATGCTAAATCTGCCATTATATTTTAATTTTTTTGTGCTAATAATATTGATTTTTCAACATCTAATGAAAATGAATTAACCAATTCAACAGGTAACCTTTCTAATGCTGCTTCAAATGGTTTGCTAAAAAACATTGTTGCTTTTATACCTTTATTCTTTATGCTATTTGCTAGAATGTAACCCATTGATTCATATGTTCCAAATCTTCCTTTTTTATCTCTAGGCTGCAGCTTTCTGTATTTTGCCCATTTAGAAAATATCTTTGTCTTATATTCTAAACCTTTTAAATTACTACTTGCTTTGTATGAAAATGGTGAATTTTTATTTTCAATATAATTACTTTTAACACCTTTAACCCCTTGGTCTTGAAATGCACCATAATCTTCCATAAAAAAATCAATGATAAAACCATCACCTGATTCTTCTAATTTATAACTTAATGAATTATAAAGTTCTTTAGTGTAGTTACGTTTTCCTTTTGTAAGGTTGCTCCTTGACTGCTGAATAATATAATTACCAAACTTCTTTAATTCTTTATCTACCTCATTAAATTCCATTAGCAAATATAAATGTCATTATAAATCTGTATGTTCATTGTTGCAGTCCATCCTGCTAATTGGTTTTCAAATCTGTCATAAAATGGGTCAAGACTTGGACTACCATCTAATTGATACATATCTGTATGTAGGTTGCCCATTCTTAACTTCTGTATCAGCTTATTTAAGACCCCTAGTTGAGTGTTTAAAATATTCTGAACATCATTATTGCCTGTAAAAATATCTTCTGTTTCTAGCTTTGATTGGTTTACAATATCACAAGCCGATACACTTATATTAAAATCCAATGTCTGTTCATTTACAACCACATTATTTACAATGATATGTCCTAATGGGAATATATCCTGCTTATGTAGATTAACATCGCTTACATCTCCTGTGGTGACTGTGTTTACATTTACATCTGCTAACAGTTGGTTTTTTATTGTTTCAGTTAATTGGTAAAAACCCCTTATTCCCTGATTGCTCATTTGAATTTATTTTTAATTTGTTTTGCTTCTAGTTCTGATTTTTCTTTCATAAATTCTAAAGCATATAAACATTTATGTACATTTAATTTAGTGATATCTTCAATTCGTCTAACATCGCTTTGAGCGAGTGCAGCGAAGATGCTTTGATACCATCCATACTTTCTTGAAAAATTTGTTGTTCCATCAAGTTGTCCATTTGATTGTCCTCCAAATAACCCATCATAACTTTCGACAAGTCTATTCCTAAATTGTACAAAAAAAAAACTGCACCAAATACTACATCCATTGGAATTTCCTGCAGCAAATCTTTAGATTCAACATCATAATCTTTTATAAGGTATTTATCACCTATCTTTTCTTTGATAGGTCTAAACAATACGTTCATTGCTATTTGCATATTCTGCCAATCACCCATATAAGTATCCAAATCTACATATTCACCTAATGAAATTTCGTCAAGGTTAGGAATTAATCCATATTCAACCCCACCTAATTTAAAGGTTTTTATCAGTTGAGGTTTTTCTTCAAACATCTTATTGATAATTTGAACAACCCTGTCAGCATCAGTTAGTTTTAAAAGTCTAACACTTTTGGCATCTAGGTTACAAAATATTTCTATCATTTTACATTGCAGGAAATATGAATCTTCATTGCTTTCTTGTATTTTTAGAAACTTCTTATATTGCTTCAATGATATCTCTGATAAACTGCTTGGTATTGTTAATTCAAATTTCATAATAGTATAACGTAATTAATTTAGTTTTTTATTTCAATAAAGGTAATAAAAAAAAGGTAGCCATTTCTGACTACCCTTTAAACGATGTTGCGTACCCCTACATAACAACATCATATTTTTTTAATACTATAACATACTTGCCTTAAAACAAGTTCCTGAACAGTAACCTGCATCTGTTTCTAAAGGTTCACCACATTCTGAACATTCATATTCTTTTTGTTCGTGTGGATTTAAATAGTCATCCCAAGCCATACCTTAAATGTTAAAGATTAAACCTACAATAAATCTACCTATAAAATAACTAGGTGCTAATATCAATACTAATGTCTGTAATTTTTTCATCTGTTCTGTTTTTATTAGTTTTTAAATGTATTTTAATAAGCACCTCCCGAAATTCTTGGGCTTGAATTTATTTTACCCTCTATCCAACTACTTAAAGTTATTTCAGTAGTAACTTCGTCAATATAAATTATCTGACTTTTAGGAATCCAAATCATACCATTATTAACACAATTAAGTTGTATTGCTTTATCAGTTACTCTGTATATTTTGCCTCTAGAACCTATTAATGGAATATCATATTTAGAACCTTCTATTAATGATTGAATTTTCTCGTTTAATTTTTTCATCTGTTCTGTTTTTAATTAATGATAAACAAATATATAACTATTTATTTAATAAACAATAAATTTAATAAGTTTTTTTTAATGAAGTGTATATTTTCCAAAATTAGGTTTGCTTAGAACTGAATAAGTAGCATAGCGAATAGCATCAATTAGGTGGTTATTTTTATCAATTGGTTTATTTATCATCTTACCACTTCTATCTTCTTGCCATTTGTAATTCCTAAATTCCTGTATTGCATTATGGCTATCTTTTAAGATATGTATTTTAAAGCGTTTTAACAAGTCTATTCCTGCATTTATACTATCAGCACCTTTTAAACTTGGTCGTACATTCCAACCCATCCTACGCAGTTCCTCAATCAATCTAGGTTCAGCTGAATCAAAGTAAATTGTTTCTCGTTCTATTCCTACCTGCTTCCATTTCTTATGAATATCAATGGTTGTCATTTGGGTTTGATACAAGTGTTCTTGAATGTACAGGTCGTATTCTTTTCTGTAAACACCCACCAAAGTTGTTGGGTCATTTGTATATCCTGCATCTGCCCCAAAGCTAATAAATTCTGCATCTTCAGGAATCTTATTTACCTCAACATAATTAAAAATTGTAGACCTACTAACTCCTTTTATACCTAATCCATAGATTTGCCAATACTGTTCATCAGTATGTTTTAGCCTTTCAATTTCTTCTTTAATTGTATCATTAAGGAAACTATTATCCAAATAAGTAGTAATATTAAAATCGGCATCTTTTCTTGGTATTACCTTGTCATAAATCCAATGGTATTCATCTGATGGATTAAAGTCAAGAATTATTTTTTCTTCTGTTCTAAATACTAATTGCTGCCAATCTTCATAATCTAACTCATTTGCTTCATTGATGAAAAGCAGGTGTCGTTTTCTACCTCTAACTTTTTGAGGTTGGTCTAATGAGATAAACTCAATTAGGTTTCCATTTAATTTATATTCGTGATTTGATTTATTATGATTGTCTTCAAAATAAGACTTGTGTAATTTTAGTATATCAAAAAAATCCCTCATCACAGAAGCACGAACTGAAGGAAATGTTTTTCTGCAAATGGTAATTGTCTTACCTGTATTCTTTAATGAATAATGGAATATGATATACAGCAGGATATTGTAAGTCTTCCCTGACCTAGTTCCACCTTGCTCAATTGATATCTTTTTATCTGTTTCTAAGATATGTCTAAAAACAGCATTAGTTTTTATTCTCAATGATTTCTATTTCAAAATGTGTTGGCATTCCATCTGCACCTGTAATTTCTTGTCTTTCAACATAACCCCTTTTCTTACCTTTTGTCTTTAGGTAGAATATTGTAGCAGCAGTTGAGTTATCACTTATCTGTTTATGCAATTGGCTTTCTGCAAAATCTAAAGCTACATTTTCTATTTCCTGAACATCCTTTGCAAATATACTATCTTCATTTAGCCATTTGTAATATGTGCTTCTAGGTATGTCTGCTTTCTTACAAGCTACTGTAACAACTCCTAGACTTTGTTCTAGTGCTGCTAATAGTGATTCCTTTTTTATATGTCTACTTTCGTTCATTTTATATTAAATATTTTTTTGTATATTGTCGTCTCAAATGCGGTGGTAGTGTAAAAGCAACACATCTAGTTTCCAACTAGAAGATGGCGTTCATATCGACCTCACCGCTCTAATTATTAACCCTTCTTTATTGGAGGGTTATTTTTTTGGATATGGTTTTTTTTGTTCTTTACAAATTACTTTTAAATTATTATTTAAAGGATATACATACTTATATTTTCCTGATTTTTTTCTTTTATCTAATTTATTAAATTCTTTATTTGATAATTTTGCAGATGGTGTCCTATTATGCCCCCATTTACCTTTATAAAATACTTCAACACCACTACTTTCACTTTCATCAACTAAATACCAATTTGTTGCTTGGTATATAATACCTTTATGATTTTGACCTTTATCAGCATAACTAAATAAAAGTTTTACAAGTGGTTTTTTTTTCTTTATTAGTTTTATTGCTATTGCCATTGCTTTGCTTGTTGATTCTTGTTTACCATTTAAAGCCATTCTTGTTAATTCTAAAAACTGACCTGCAACCAAACCATAAGACATCCCTAATTTATAACTTGCTCCACCTCCAAAAGTTATACATCCACACCATTCATTATTATTATTATAAACATTAAAACCTATACTTGTAAGTGGAACAACTTTTGCATAATGGAAATTAAGGCAAGCATATTTAATTGCACTATGTGATGCTATTTCTAATCTCATTACGATACAGAATAAAAAGAATCTTGATATTTATTTAAAATACTTTTTAACTCAAGTTCTGCATTTTCTAAATCATTTATATTATTAAATGTTATTTTTATAGAAGGTTTATTATTTTTTTCTTCTCCTATTAAATCTTCATCACTTGGTATTTCTTCTTCAAAAGGAAAGCCATCCAATCCCCATTCCTCTAATTCTTTCACATTCCAATCATTTGCTAAAATATCCCAATCCCATTCGCCAAAACCTACATTGTCTTTAACTATAAATTCCTGTGCTTGTTTATCATCTAAATCTGCTGCCTGTATAATATAGACTTCTTTAAGTCCAAGTTCCTTACAAGCCTTGTAACGCATATTACCACCTAAGATAACATTATCCTTATTGACTATGATTGGTCTAAGTGATAGCATCTCAGGAAATTCCTTTACACTATTAACAAGTTTCTGAAACTTATGCTTGTTGATTGTTCTAGGATTTGCAGCATTTTCTGTTATTGATGAAATGCTTACCTTTTCTATTTTAGCTTTAATCATTGTTTATATTTTTTAGCAAGTTACAAAAAAATTATTTTCTATAAATTATTGTAATTATTAACTGAAATAATCCAAAGTATAATACTATATCTTCTTCAAATGTTTCTTCATCTTCAAAAGGGTAATGTCTGATACCAAACAAAACCCCTTTAAAAAACCCTACTTTAATTTCATAACGTAATAATTCCATTGTAAATGTTTCTATTATAACGTAATAAAACCTAAATCTTTTATTCCCAATCTTCAGGAAATAACTTTTTAGCTATTGCCTTACCTACTTTTGCTACAATTACTGCAACCATTATCCAAAAAATCGCTTTTATCATTTTAGTTTATTTTAATTAAATTTATTTTTTCTTCCATTCCCAACTTTTCTTCACTAAATCTATTGTCTGAATTACTTCACCAACATAATCTTCAGGTATTTCTTGTAATACTTTTAAGATAGGATTGTTTTTTATTTTGTTTTTTAAAGCATTGTATTTAGATTCTAAGTTGTCAAACTTTCCCTGCAGGTAATGCAACTTGTCAATCTCATCGTATTGCAATTCACTTTTAAAATTAAAGCACCTTTCTAATTCCTGTAAGTCATTATTGTACTTTCTGTAAATTGGGTACATCTTAACTGAATGAATAGCTGTTGCGTGATGCATAGTTTTTCCTTCTGATTCAAAGTATAATGAAATGTTTGTCCACCTCATACCTAATTTTTCTCGCAGGATAAAACAAACTAATGCCCTTAACTCAACGTGGTTTCTGTTTCTTGTATTTTTAAAAATATCTATACCAGACATTTCTTTTACACTATTACCTATTTTTTGTATATCTTTTAATACCATAATTTACCCTATTGATGTTGCTCCGTTATTTTCTAATACTTTATCTGATGATTCTGTGATTGCTTCTTTGTCTAATTCATATGCCAAACATATTTCTTGGATTTTACAAAAGTCATTAAAATCAAACTTATTTAAAAGCCATTCTAAAAAAACCATTTTATTTGTCGTTAGCTTGTCAGCAAGGTCACTTTCATCAACTTCTTCTACTTTGTTATAGTAATTTACCTCTATTTCTTTTAAGTCGCTTATAGTCCTTCTAACGTTGTTTCTTACTTTTTGTTTGAATAAACCAATCTTGTCAGCATCTTCTAAAAAATGCAGGTTGATAAATGAAGTCAATATTGCTCCACTTATTTTTTCTAAATCTTTCTGTCTCATAATTTATTTCTTAAAAGTTCTATTTCTCGTTCTAGATAATCCTGTGCTTTTAATAAGTCACCTAATTCATCAGTCTTTTTTCCTGCTCTAATAACATATTTTAATACGTTACCCCTGCTAAAGTTTAATTCGTAATCATTAATTACATCAATAACATCATATTCTTTTCCGTTATCGTAATGGATTTGTGTTGCTTTCATTAAAACATTTTTATTTGGTTTGTGTTATTTTGTTTTTCTATCCCTAATACAATTTCTAATATTGTTTTTCCTGCTTCATAGTCTACCATATTTCTAACAAGTTTAGCTTTCCTTTGTAAACCTAAATATCCACTTACATCTATTTCGTGGTGTTTACATTGTTTTATAAATTCGTCTTTTTCTTTATTGCAAACAATTATATTCCTAGTAGTTAATATATTGGGTAAGTTAAAATTTGTCCAATATAAATGTCTGTGCCTTTTTTGAGCAGGAATTAAAGGTTCATAATAAGGAATCACATTCTCTACTACATATTTACCTTCAAAATGAGTTTGCAAAAACAATATTTCTTCATACAATTTTAAATCTGGATAAATTCTATGTGCTTTAGTATTCCAAAATCTTGCCCTAGAGTGACTCGGACAAGGTGGAGAACTCCATATAAAATCAAATTCTTTATAATGGTCAAGCAGGTATTGGTGGGCATCTGCTACTATAACTGTATCGTTAGGAAATCTTTCTTGGTATAGCCTTGCTAATTCTTCATCCCATTCTACAGCAGTAACCTCAATGTCTTCTTTTACTTCGTTCCACTTGTATCTGTTGCCACCTAAACAGGCATATAAATTTAGTATCTTCATTCTGTTCTTAGTTTTAAAAGGTGATAGCATTCAGCATATTTCTGTCTTGCTTTTCCCTTGTATTCTTGTTTAAATAATTCATACAGCTTTCTAGTATATTGGTATTTGGTTGTGCATTCTGCAAAGTACTTTTCTGCAAACCTTTTACCTTTTCCTTTAAAGTAGTTTACATTGTCAGCAGTATCACCCATAATCATTTGCTCATAGAAATTATACATTGCTTGTTCTTCTGATATGTCAAGTATTTCTTGGTGCTTATAATGATAATTGTAAATCAATGCAGGAAACTGCTTATAGTCCTTGTCTATTGAAACTATCATCACTTCATCCCTTCCAACTTCTCTGCTTAGATTAAACCAATATCTTGCAACCATATCATCTGTTTCAATTCCATAACCATAAACTGAATCGTATTGGTCTTTTACAAATTGGTGCATCTCATTTAATAATGGTGGTAATTCTGCTTTTTTCCTATTGGCTTTATACTTGCCTGTAATTAGCTTTCTAAAGTTACCTTTTGAACCACTAAATGTAACTACCCTATCAATGCTGTACATATCTTCGAGCTTGTTTACAATAGCCATAAACTGTTGGTCAAACTTATTTCTAGCATCAGCTATATCTGTATAGTATTTATCATCTTCAGGATGTTCCCTTTTCTTGTAACAACTTGCAAAAATTAAGCTGTCTGCATCTACTAATAAAATCATAAGTATTGTATTAAACCTTCTATTGACATATAACACGCTTCACATTCGTGTACTTCTGAACCACCTTCTTTAATTTCACTTATTGCTAATAGATAAAATTCTTTTATTTCTAATTCAATAGATGGATAATTTAAAATACTATCTAAACAATAAATTGCAAGTTGTTTTATTTTCATAATTCCTCCAATGATTCTTTGATTAATTCTAAGTACATTTCCTGCATCTTTTTATTTTCTTTAATGACTTGGCTAACAATAAAAGGTAAGTCCTTGTAAAGCTGTTCTACATTAAAGACAAGGTATTTTTCATCTTTATGGTTGCCATAAGAAATATGTAACTCCCCATCAGTACAATGCAATGAATTAGTTTCGTGTATGTATGTAGTTTTTTCTTTGCTCATAATTTAACATTTAAATGTAAATAGTTTTTATTTTCTTTAACTTCTTTAACCTGATAATTGATAGTTATGTTTGTGATATTACTATCATTGTCTGTGTGATGCTCTATTAACGTTTTAAGGTCATTCCAAGCTGCTTCATTTACCCTCATCTTGACCAACAATTACTTAATTTATACATTTTTATAAAATCAGATTCTTCAGTTGAACTTGCTGCAGGAACACCCTTGTCTGGTGTTATAGATAAATCTGAACTATGGTAAGTTCTACTAACTTCATAAGTCCTTTGGTCTTGGGTGACTATCAATAATGTGCCACCCATTTCTTTTGTATAATATGCCATCTTATTTTATTAAAGTTAAATCCAATTCACTTGCTACATAATTGATATGCTTCTGAGTTGTCATAGACCAATACCCTAATTGGTATAATTTATCTTCTGCTATGGTTGCAACGTGAGTTGTATAACTCCATACCTGATTTCCTTTGATAGTTAAATTTTGCTTGTACTTTGATAATTTATACATCTGTTCTGTTTTTAAGATTAATTATTTATGTAAACTTTTTTTGATATTTCAAGACCTTCATCTAAACCTTTTTTATATTCCTTAGTTGCTAAATCACAAAGGATATTATTTAATTCAATGAATTGGTCTGCATTTGTTTCTAGGTTTAAAGCCCTTAGTCTGTCATATGCTTTTGATAATTCTGATTTTTGTTCTGTTGCCATTTGTTTTTATTTAAACTGTTTCTATTTCTACTTCTTCTAATTCAAAAATTCCGTTATCTCCACTGAATACAATAGTGGTTGTTCCGTCATTCCATTTGTCTAGTCTAACACTTCCACCCTCCCACATTTCTAAATCTGTGAAAATATCGTTATGTTTTTCCTCTAGCCAACAGAATAGTCTGTCCTCAATGTTTTCTTGTTTTAAGTTAATGCTTACTAGGTTTCCCCCCCTGTTTTGCATTTGAAATAATGTAGTCATTTGTTCTGTTTTTGCGTTGGCTTAATTACCAATACCCAAATATAAAACAAATTATCTTATAAACAATAAATTTAATAACTTATTTTTCAGAAATATTAATATTTATAATACTAGCCTGATTTTCAGTTAGTAAATAAACATCTTTTAGAAGTCTTTTTTTTGTCCACATAGTAGTATCCGGGCAATATTTTTTCACAGGTGCAGGTAATTCTATCGTATTGAGCCAATACAAGAAGTTACCTTTTGGGTCATTAACAAAGTATAGTTTTATAACCTTTTCATCTAATGCCATTAAGGCATCATACTTATCTTTTTCAAGCATTTTTTCATCATAATGCTTATTCCTGAATTTCATTTCAATAACACAGTCAATTCCTTTTGGTGTTTTACCAATAGCATCATAAATAGTAAATCCTTCACCTGTATGTTTTAAATCCCAACCATCTAAGTTCAGCAGGAAGACCACAGCCTTTTCCCACTTGTTAATCTTTTTTATCCCCATTATCCCAAATGATGTTCAAATCTTTTATCCATCTTTTTATAACTTTAGGGGAGCAGGTGCAAGGTTTGTAAAATGTGTGCTTGTAATACTTTGAGTGGAGTTGGCAAACCAATTCAAATTCGATAGCTGATATGTGCTGTCCATTTCCCAATCTAAATTTCTGCCAATCAATTCTGTCTTCGTTATCAAATTTTACCATCTTTTAATTTTTAAATCATTTAGGTTTTTTCTTCTTTTATCACAGTTGCATTTGCTTCCTCTAAATGTATGATATTTTTCTACAATAAATTTAATGCCTGTGTATTTTGTTATGTAGTAAATTAAGTCCCCTAGTCTCATAATAAATCTTTTAATGGTAATAAAATTCCTTTGCTTGTATTATTATCACCTCCTTTTTTATCTCTATTTGTTTCAATAAATTTTCTGCACCTTTTTTTTAAATCTTCTGTTTTTATTAAATGAAAAGTATCATTAAAACAAAAACAATAATAATCTGCTTGTGTTGTGCTTATACCACTTTTTTTATTTCTAGATTCATACTCTACATAAACGTTCCCTGTTTTTAATGCTTGTAAATCATATTTGACTTCAATAGTTTTAGAATTAAAAATTTCAGCTAATTGTTTTTCTTTAACTTGACCAACTTTTAAATCATATTTAAAATCATTATTAAAATTCATAATAGTTTTTTTAATTTGTCCTTTACTTTTCTGTAGGTGTTATAAAGCGAATAATATTCAATGTAGGAATTTCTAGAAAAATCAGCAATGCTTTCCCCTTCGTTTATTATTTCAAACACTTTTCTATCATACCAAAACATATTCTTTAATTCATCTTTTACAATACCATATGCTTCATCATAATCAACATCAAAATCATATTGAGATAAATTTGTATCTTCAATGTTTATAATTTTAATATTCTTTCCTTTTCTTTTTAAATCAATGTATAAAGTTTTTAGGACTTTAAAGATGTAGTAATAGTTTATTTCATCTTCATACATTATGTCTAAGCCATTTTCTAACTTCAATAGTATTTTTATATACATTTCTTGTACAATGTCTTCTGCTATTGTTTTACTGCATCCAAAAGACAAAACTATGTTAATCCAAGTTTTATGCTTCTTTGCCAACAATATCATTTTCTTTTGTACCATTTTACTATTTTAATGGGTCATATAAATCCCCAACTATTTGAGGTAATCCAAATTCATTAACTTCAAAGCTAAATGTTTCAAAAGCATAACCTCTGCTTCTACCACATTTAACAGTTACCCAATCTTTGTTTACTGTATTGGCTTCTAATTGTATTACTGTCTCAGCTTTCTTTTCTAAGAATGAACCAAGATGCCCTGTGCCTAGTTTTAAACTACCAAAGTTTTGATGTATAACGTTAATAATGTGACATTTGTATTTTGCTGACCATTCCATTAATTTTTGAACCACCTGATTGCTTTCTGAGATGTTATTTGCATCTGAGCATAAATCAGCAATTCCATCAATAATAACTAAAGAAGGTGTTTTAATTTTTTCCCTTAAATAGTAATCTATAAATTCAATTCTCATTTTATAATCGATTGACCTTAAACCAAAGGTATGATAAATTTCTGAATCTATATTTGAATCCATTTTATGAACCCTTTCAAAGACCTTTTGGCAATGCCACAATCCTTGTTCTGTGTCAATATGTACTAACTGACCATCATTACCCTTATGTCCTTTAATATCACCCCCAAATTGATTTGAACCACTAAGATAGCAGGAAGCTAATAATGATATAAAAAATGTTTTCTTTGTTTTTGGTGGTGCAGTAACTACAGATAGATTTCCATAAGTTCCTATTGGTATTGGAACAATCAAATCACCTTCAATTTTATTTGATTTTACAACTTTCTCACCAAAGGATAATGCCACAGGTGGATATGCTATTTTTTCTTTTGAATCTACAAAGCAGTCTTGTTCTATAAACTGCATCAACATATTGTGTTCGTTCTGTTTTTCTGTCATTTGATAAATATATAAAAAAAAAGGCATAGATAATAAAACCTACACCTTTTAATTAAAAATGGTTAGTTTTAAAATGGTAAGTCTGCATCTGCAGTTGCTGCAACATTTGCAGGTGCATCTTCTTTTTCTGCTAAAGTAATATTTCCATCAGTCCAAAATACTTTTCCATTTCCTAAGTAATTTTTTTTAACTTTAGCATCCCTTTCTTCTTTGGTTTGACTATCCATAAAAGCAACATTATTACCATATCTAGTTTCATCTTGAACTGATATGGTTAAATTGTAATATACTGCTCCATCTTTTCCTTTTACAAATTTTTCCTTTGGTAATTTGTCAACTCTAATTGACCCTTTAATTAATGTACTCATAGTTTATTTATTTAGTTGTTAATATTTATTTCTTTTTAAAATCTTCTGATTCATCTTCACCAAAAACCCCTAGTTCATAAAAGCCTGTAAGTTTTAAAACTGCCCTGCTTAATGCCCTTTTCTCTGCCATCTCAGCAACATACCAACTATTGCAGTTTCCATCTTTGTAATTAGCTGCTTTTAAAGCACTACCAAAAGTTTCTAATACTGTAGTAGGTTTACTTGAAATAAATGCCTTAGATTTAAATACTGCAAAGTTAGTTTCACATCTTACAACCTCATAAGTTATAGTGATGTTTTCTTTTGCTTGGATTTTTTCAATCCCTTGTCTTGTGATAATCACATAATGCTGATGCTTGTAAACATCATCCTTTTGCAAATCATACTTTTTGTAAAGTTCTACTAATTTTTCTCTGTTCATTGATTTTGATTTTGATTCATAACTTCTATTTGTGCTTCTAAACATTCTAAGTTGCTCAGCAATGCTTGAACTCTATATTCGTACTCCTGAATAATCGTTGAGGTTGTTTGGTTTGAAAAGTTTATAGCCATCTTAATCTAGATTTAATAATGTTGATTTTGCTATTTCTAACCTTCTGTAAATTGCAATCTGCTCAAAAGCATCTGCATTTAATACAGCACCTTTAAGCTGTTCTTCTAAGGATTTAATTTCCTTACTTAATGTTGTTCTTTGTGTTTCCATTCTGTTCTGTTTAAAAAGGGAGGTTTTACCCCCCTCGTTAGTTTTTATATTTTTGCTAGTATTTCCTCGTTAGCTTTTATTATTTTTTCTATCTCTGATTTATCATTAAAAAACAAATCTAAAAGCGTTTTATAAGATTTAATAGTTGACCATTCTTCATCTGTTAAATCGTAACTTTTATCTTGCCATTTATCTAATAAAGATATTAGCATTCTGTAAGTTCTGTTGTTACTTTTGTAAGCTTCTGTAATAATTGCTGAATTTTTCATTTTGTTCTGTTTTATTTATTAATATTAAACAAATATACACAAAAAATTTAATAACTAACTATAAAAGACAAAAAAAAAGGATAAAAAATTAATTTTACCCCCTTTCTTTAACAGAACAGAACGTTCAAATGTAGTGATTTACATTGATTCTACAAAGGTTTTATATCTTTTTATCATATCTTCTAATTCAAAGTCTGCTATTTTTACTATCTGCTGTGCCTTAATGTGTAATCTTCTTGCAGTTCCTTCACCATATTTAGCATCTAGGTTTACAGCAAATTTGTATTGCTCCCCATATTTAAAAACGTTGCAACCTGCACATTGTACCTGACAGTTTATTTCATCCCATCTAGTTGAATAATGTTTACGAGATTGAAAATGTCCGTTCTGCAATTTCTTCCAATGGTCTTCTTTTCCACAGGTGAAGCAAGTAGCTTTTTCATTATCTGAATTTTTAAGTCTGATATATTGGCTAAATACAGTATCTAACTTTTTAACTAATTTGCTTCTAGTAAGTTTTTTTCTAGATGGCATTGTCTAAGATTTCAATAATATGTCTGATATCACTTCTTTCAAATTTACCATCTACCTTTCCATTGTATGTTTCAAAATTAATTGAATACATATCTTTTTCTTCTTTTTTATCTTCTTTGTAAAGGTGTTTTACATCTAGTTTAAACTTCATAATTTTAAATTTTTGATTAAAAGATTTTTTTTTGTAGAATAAAAATAATAAATTTGAATTTTTTATTTACTACAGATATCTAAAAATAAATATTAAAACAAATATAATAAAAATAAATATAAATATAATAAAAATAAAGACTTAGGAATTATAATTAAAGATTACTTTCCCATTGATTTAAACTTTTCTACACCTCTAGAACCAAAATAAGCAACATAAACAGTTATTAAAAGTGATTTAAGTAAATCTATCCATTGACTATCTACTCCAAAATCAATATTTAAAGAATCTAACAGGATTAAAAAAATCATTGATACAGTCAAAAATATTAAAGTCATTGGTCTTGTGTTCTTAGATAACCAACTATCTGAAGCCATATCTGATTCCCAACGCTTAGTCACCTCCTGCATTTCCATTACATCTATTTCAAGCAGTTTTAAAGCAATATCTTTATCTTCCTTTGATATATTAGTATCTTTTTGAATTAAGTCTTTAGCCTTGCTTAAAATACCTACAGATGGAAATGCATCACCTATTATGTTTAAAAGTTTAGGTGCTGCACCTTTAAGAAATTTACCAACCTTAGTTTCTGAGAATTTTTTCTTTGGCATATTATTCTTTTTTATTCTTATTTAATAAATACCATTTTTGAATAGTGTATCCAATCGTAATAGCTAATAAAATAATCTTTAATCCTACATCAATGTGGGTCATTGAAATTGTAAATGTACTGAGGTTTATAATTATAGTCTTGTAATCGGTTATCATTTCTTGTCAATTTGTTGTAGCTTTTTAGCTGCCCAATTAATACCTGATGTTCCTCCCCAACCTAACCAAGCAACATAACCTTTGTCTTTCCAAGGTGTGCTTTTAAATTCAGGACTTACTTCTGCATTCTTTTGATGTCTCCTAAATGCTGACATTCTAGCAATAGTTTCCCTGCTTATATTTTCACCCTTTGCTAATTGATTTGCCCTAGTCCACCCAACCTGTGTCATACCCTTAACCTCACCTTTGTGTTTATCCCTCCACCTTAGAACTTTCTTAGCATTATTCTTTGCACTTTGTGGGTAGTCATTGTAAGTTTCTAAGTTTATCATCTTACCTTGAAAAGAACGATAACAAATGGCTATAGCTTGAGATTTATCGTGATACTGCATTACCTGTGGAACACAACGAATCATAAAATCACTTTGCTTTTCACCTATTTTTTTGTTTGGTATTGGCATATCTTAACAATTTTTTTAATCAACCCAAGTATAATAAACCCCTTGCTTTTTAGTAACTAATACCTGCTTTCTGTTTCCTTCTTTTTTATAAGAAACGTGTAACCATCTTGGTTCATCTCCAAATTCCCAAATCAATTGGTCAAAATCTAAATTGTCTTTGATGTAATGAAACATTTCAAGATTTGTCTTTCCACCCATTGAATCTATGTCTATGGCTTCACCTTTCATATGTGATGATGTAATAGAGCCTTTTAAGGCAGTATTTAATTCTAAAGACCTAAACATACTATTAACTCTAATTGGTCCTTCTACCCATTCTCTAAGTGGTTCAAAAACCCCTTCAGCTAATACTTCCATATTTTCAATATGTTCTTTTGTTGGCTTATTCTTTATGCCATTCTGTTGAGCATAATTTGAATTTGTTGCTTCCTTGTAAGAAATGTGTTTACTGATTCTTTTCATAATTTATATATTTTTTATGGTCTTGGAACTTCTGCGTTTCTTGGAAATCCATAGAACTGATGAGCTGATGCATCGCCTGGATACACCTCATTGCTTCCAAAGTCTAAGGTATCAGATGACATTATATCATAAGCCACACCATCGTAGTAAATTGGAGGTGATATTTCGTGTCCATCTTTATCATAGGTTGCTGGAGTCTTTACCACTTTTCCAATGTAAACAACTGCTTTTGTTCCGTTGATGTACTGCATTGATGTAACACCTTCTTCTGTTACTTCAGCCCATACATCTTTTGAAATTAAATTATCTTTACCTTGTTGCTCTGTATCAAATACTGTTTTGTAAATATTCATTAAATTGTTGTTAAAGCTGTTAATTCTGCATCTGTTAGTGCTTCTTTGAAGACTGCTAGTGCTTTTGTTTTACCGAAAAAGTGGCTAGTACCATTTAAGTCAAAATCTAAAGAATTTAAACTATTATTAGAGAAATTAGGATTATCCGTATTGAAGTCTTTTAAAACACCATTGATAAACAACTTGATACCTGATGCTGAATAAGATACTGCAATTTTATTGTTATTGTCTTGCGAAATTCCTGTAGCATCTATGTTTGAAAAACCTGTTCCGTTTACCCTTATTATACCTGCTAACGTTCTAAATAATATGCTTATTCTGCTTGACCCACCAAGTAAAGAAATGTATCTATTCGAGCCGCTATTAACCAAAGTCGCACCCTCAAAATATAGAGTTCCTTCTGTAGAATTTATCAAAGTAGAGTTCCCTGAACCACTTGCTAAATCTTGAAGCCTTGTGGATGATGCTCCTAAAGTGGGAATGTAACTTGTTGCGTAGGATTGTTGTTCTAATTGTCCTTTTGTAACTGTTCCAGTAACTGTACTTGTTAAAGTTCCAGCAGTAGCTGTAAAAGTAGCTGAAACTCTATCAGTTAGACTTGTGCCAACCAAACTACCAGTATGTGTGCCACTAAAGGTAATTGTGCCAGTTCCGTAAAATGAAACAGTATAAGTACTTGCTAATGTTGTATTATTTTGCGTTGATAATGTTTCAGAATTTAAATATATGTTGGTACTCTGTGGCTCAAGCAACCAACTACCACATCCATTCTCATAATTTATTCTCGGTAAATTTGCGCCTTCAGTAACTATAATACCACTTGAATTAACTCTACTTCCATTTCCATTTCTTGAAAAAGTAAAATCCCCATCTCCGTTAGTTGGCTTAATGCTTAACATACTACCATTGTCGTATGCAGTTGGTGTAAGTAATATTGACGCTTTATCTAATAAATTATCTGCCATACTATTCTATTATTTCTAACTCGGTTAATGTTGCAGTTGTGCAAGTAACGTTTTCATAGTATGCTGCCCTGCCTTGTAAAGTAACTAATAATGCAGGTATAGCACTAGGAAAAGCAAATCGATAATAAATACTTCCCCATCCAATTTCCATAGGACTTCCCCACGCACTAGTATTATAAATTTCGTTTGCCATTTTATTTTACAATTTTTTTCTTACTTTTCTTTTTTAAAAAAACCTTTAGCTTTTTAATATTCTTTTCTTTTGGTTTGTATATCATAAAACCCAACCATTAAAAGTTGCTTCATAACTTGGATAAATATCATCGTTTGTATTGCTAGTATATTCAGGATATGTAGTTTGATTAAAACTCATAAAATCAATGAACCTTCTAGAATACCATTCTGCATTCGTTCTAGCCTTTTCTACCAAGAAATCAACTTCATTTTTATCTACTGAAACAGAATTTTCTGATGTATGTTTGAAAACACCTCCTTGCTTAACCTGATATGCTGCGAATGGATAGTAGTTTGCCTGTGAATACCAAATTAACATTGGTACAATATAGTCATCTAAAATTGTTTTCCATCTTGCATTTCCTACATCATCAATATTTGGCATTGCTACAGTTAAACCATTGTATAAATCTGTTCCCATAATCTGCTGAACGTCAATTTCTTGTGACAGCTTCACAAACTGAATAAACTTGTCAGTAGAGATATTACCATCCATTATAGAATTACGAACTAAATCTGTTCTGTTTATAAATAATACTGTTGCCATTTATCTTCTTTTATTAGTTGGTAAAAATCCCTCGTCAGGCATATCAATTGGTCGCTTTGCAACTAATGGACTATTTTTTTCAGGTTTAAATCCTTGCTTTATTGCTTTGTTTACACTTATAGTTGGAGCAAGTGGACTTTTAATATCTATGCTTCCTTTTCCTTTCTTCATATAGGTCTTTCTCATCCAAAAATGGTGGCACGCACCTCCTCCTTTGTAAAACCAAATGGAATAAGTATCTGCACCACGTGGTCCCCATCCTGCATTTACTGCTTGTTTACCCATCATTTCAATATCTTCTTTTCGATATATCTTTTTAGCTTTTACCATTTTAGAACAAAAATCTCTAGTAACATTTTCTCCTTCTTCATTAAAGGTATCTTTTAAAGGTGCATATTGATAACGAACTTTAAACTGTGTTCCATCTACATCTTCATCTTGTTCAGACTTAGCATTCGGTCTTGCTGTGCCTGTACTTACAAATTCCCATAACTTTGATAGTAAACTTTTACCCTTTGTATTTAATTGGTCTATCTGATAATCTAGTGCTTCTTCTGCTTCATAATCAACTTTCCTTTCATCAATTAATTCCCATTCAGTTAAATCTTCATCTTCACCAAATGATTCTAAACTTATTTCTTCTAGCTTAACACAATTAGGAACTTTCTTACCATCTTTGGTTTTCATACCCCTTTGCTCGTATCCATCCCAACAAGGTGCTTTAAGTTCTTCGTGACTTATACAAGGCATAAAATAAACAACCCCTTCAACTTCGTGTTCGTGTGAACCTCCACAGCCCATTTCTTCAGCTACCTTTTCTGCTTCTTCTTTAGTTTCAAATGCTTCTTTTCCATCTATCATTTTAAGATTAAATTTCTGCATTTCAACACCTGTTTCTTCTTCAATAGTTTCTTTGTCTTGAATTTCACTATCTACCTCAGTAAATTCTAAAGGCTGTAAGGTCGTAAAGTATAGGTTTAAGCTAATATTATTGTAAGATAGTATATTATCAAAAGAATCTATTAAAAGTTCCTGAAATGGTCTTATAACAGTATTGTCCATTAATAAGGAAGCAGTTTTTATTTCATCAGCATTGCTCGAAAAACCTGAACTTGTTCTAATACCTAGTAAAAAAGGTGATACAACCCTATGTGCAACCTGTATCTTAGACTCTGCCTCATCTGATAAAAATTGATATTGGTTATGTGCATCGCTTAGCTGAACAGGTGTTATTTCTGCTTGGCTTTCTTTATTGTCATTAAATGCTAAAATGAATTTCCCTGCGTTAGATGTCCCTGAAAATTTCTGTGCTATCTTAGTTTCTATTAATTGTCGTTCATTTTGGTTAGGTGTACCATTGTTAAAATTGATTAACATACTAGGTGCTAGACCATTAAGTATATTATTCAAGTGATAGTTTGAAACTTCTTCTTCCAATTCTGCATATTGCAATCCACCTTGGTAATCTACAGGTGAATAGTAGTAAAAGCCTGATTTATAAGGTTTTATGTAATATATTTCTATATTTTCATTTGACATTCCAAAAGCAGGAATCCTTAATGGAACATCTGATTTTTTTATGTTTGCCCAATCTTTATAATAATAATAAGCAGGTATTTCCCCATCATCATCACACTTTTCTGCCCTTAAAGTTTCAATAGGCATATGCTCAATCTGTGCAATAGTCTTTCTATCCTTAGAATAAATAACTTGCATAGCACATTGACCCATTAATTTTAAGTCATAACACAATTTCCTTACTACATCTTTTTTAAACAAAGAAACCATTTGGGCATATTCATTTGGCTTTCTATTTGAATTGGTAGCATTTAAACCCCTACCATAAATAGCCTGACTAATTCCATTGATAGCAGCATTATTTGTTGGAGAACCATTATATCTGTCAATAAGATATTGAAAGTAGTTATTGTCTGCACCATATTCAATCCAATCTGCTCCATTTACTTCCTTAACTTCAGGACTTGTGTATGTACTTAAATTGACAAATCCAAATTCAGAAACCTTTGAATCTTTCTTGAATTGCCCATTACTATTTCTCATTTGTTTTTTCATCTTACTGTGTATGTATTATCAAATCCATTGTAGGTAGTAAATTTACCTTCGTTTAAATCGTAATAATCATTGTTTGATTGGTCTATAGTTTGGTCTGTACAAAAAATTCTATCTCTATAAATTGTTTCACCTCCAACAATAAGCCTTAAATCATAAAAATGATTCTCTACTAATATTGGGTCAAATATATTATTAAAATTTAAGTAATTACCTGATGTTACTGCATTAGTAATACTATAAGTTTTTACCACATTAGTGCTATCATCCCTAATTGATAACGTAAAAGTAGATACATAACTTCTAGGTATAATTGAAAGTGATTGTGCAGTTGCCGATGTTGTTAGTATAATCATTATTTATATAACGAAAAAAAACACCTAATTTGTAAAATCAATTAAGCAAAAAAAAAGCACCCTAAAAAGGATGCCTTAATTTTAACTAAATAAATACTATGCAGTTGGGTCAATCTGTAATGCAGATGCTGTTACTGCTTGTGCTGCTGCTAAGAAATAAGGTGCAGTTTCTTCCATTCCTTCAAATGTTAAAGTGAAACCTGAAAGGTCTCCTGCGGCTGCTCCTGTGACAACAGTCCCTCCTGTTGCTTCCATTCCATTTTCAAATCCACAAAGGAATCTGTTTGAATAATAGTCTTCAACTACAATATACGGACGTGATACTGCTAAAGTTTGCAATTCTGCTTGTGTTTTAGCATCCAAATATGTTAATGTTAGATTTAAAGTTTGAGTATAAAAAGTAGTTCCATTTTCTCTAGAACTTGTTACAGTTGTTTCTAGAGATGAATTACCTTTTACATCAAATTCAAACCATACCGGTGCAGGTGAAGCGTCTGTAAATGTTGCTTCTTTTGTTGTGCCATCTACTGTAACACTAGCAATCGTTCCATAGTCTGCAAATAATACTTTCTTTATGCCTCCAAAGGCACTTTTACAAGGTAGTTTTCTACCTGTTGTTAATAGACAAGCCATTGATTTTTATGATTTAAAAAAAAAGGGTAAGTAGAATCCTACCTACCCCATTTTTATGATTATTAATTAATTCTAAGTATAAGAAACTATGTCAGAAGCAATTCCAAATTGAACTGCACTTGTAAATCTCATTACCATTCTTACATTGTTACTTGCATCCAAATCTTGCATATCCAAAACCTTCACTTCTTGTGTTGAATTTAAAAGACCTGTTCCAAAATAAAAGTTAGAACGTTGTGCTGCAAACATTTTGTTATCACTCATCCCAGGACATACAAATATTTTTACACCATTCACAGTTAATGAACCATTGTTCCACCATTGTGTCCCCATTCCTTGAACACCATTTGCTCCAAGCCCCTGTGCTCCAAAACCTCCTAATGCTTGAACATAAAGTTTTGCTGCTTTTGAACCGATATACAAGAATAAATCTTCTTTTCCGTATAATGCTGCAGGAATTGCTTCAACAACATCAGAAAGTTTTTGTACAATGTTAGCTGCTGTTAAAGCTACACCACCACCTATTGCTTGAGCTGCAGGAATATCCCCTGATGCTACTGCTGCTGCAATTAGTTTTTCAAACCCATCAAATGAATTGTTTGTTGCTGCAGTTGTATCACCTTGCCAAATACAAAATTCTGTATTCTGTGCTACTTCAGATGCAACGTGTGCAATCATAAAGTCTGAAAATTTAGGAGGTAAAGCCTGTCCTAAACCATAGCCCATTTGCTGAGATTCCCAATCGTTTACAAAGTCATATTTACATAATTGTAAATTAACTTGTAATTCAACAGGTTGGATAATTCTTTCAGTTAATGTAACAGAACTGTTTGGAGAAAAATCACAACTTGCAGGACTTACTAGGTTTCCTGTTGCTAGTTTTTTGATTACTTCTTTGAAAGCAATGTTTGCTTTTACTGTTAAACCACCATCATCAATAGTAGATGCCGAAAGTAAAGCTGCTGCGATGTACTCACCTGCAAATTCTCCTGAATATGAGGTAGTTATGTTTGTAGCTGTTGCTAATTGTACATTTTTTAAGTTACTCATTTTTATTTTTTTTATTTATTATTATTATGCTTCAGATGCCCAAATTCCAACTCCACCAATGATAGCATATTCAGTCAATGAAACAGACCTTAATACAATGTAATCACCTTTTAAAGCAGTTGATTTAGTATTAATTACATCTTTGTCTAGAACTCCACTTGCTGAAAATACAGAACCCGAAAGTACTATACTACCAATAATTTTGTTTGTGTTTTTTGGTGAAATAGATACAATGTTTGCTGCATCTGCACCTGTGTTTCTGAATAAGAAAGTAGAACCTAAATTTCCTGATGTAATTAAAGGTAATCCAATTGTTAAACCATCAGTTGCAACATTATAGTCAACACCTGCTTTGCTTTCAGAAACATCCCCTGTTACTGTTACAGCAACTTGGCTAACTTTGTTGTATTCAACATCGTTTGATAAATAGTTAAATGTACTCATTTTATTGTTTGTTTAATTTGTTTAATACTCTGTCTAGTGTTGAAGTGAATTTTCCTTTTCCAAATTCAACTTTTTTAATTGTTTTACTTTCCCCTTCAGGATTGTGTTTTATTGGCTTAGAAGCAGGTTCTGATAATTCAGTTTTAACTTCTTGATTAACTTCTTCAGAAACTTTTTCAGAAAATTCTTCTTTTATGGTTCTTGATTTAGGCTGTCTAGATGCTTGTTCTTCCATTTCAACTTCATCTTCTTTTTCCATTTTACCTTCCTTGTCAGATTTTAAATCAGCAATCGCATCCTCAAGGTTTTGGATTTTATCTTCCATTTCTCTAAAAGTATCTTTAGTGACATAGTTTTCTTCATCCATCATTTTTTCTTCCTTTTCTTTTTTTTCTAAATCTTCAGTAATTTCTTTACCTTCTTCTGTTTCCTTTGCAGGAACTTCATCTGATACTTCTCTAATGTCTCCAATTGTACCTTCTTCTTCTACAACTACTAACCTACCATCTTCTAGTAAGTATTCGCCTACAGGCATTGCTACCTTCTCATCGTCAGTTACGATAAAAATTTCTTTTCCTTTTTCAAATGAGTCTGCACTTACTACAGTTCCATTTTCTAACTTCATTTCTTCAAGTTTTACCTCGATGTTTAGAAGCGTTTTAATTTGATTTAACATTTCAGTTGATTTCATATTATTTATATAACGATTATTAATTTACTTTTTGCATTTTCAATTTTCTTCAAATGGATTAATTCCGTTTTCTATTAGTATCTCTGCCCATTGTTCTTCATTGTCGTAATAGTCAATTTCAACCCAAGGAGTTTCTAAACATTGGGTAGGTAAAATAGAGCCATAAGCCTTTATTTCTGTTCTTGTGTTATCCCAACATATAAACCAAATTTCATTGGTTGGATAGCAAACACTTGTATTTTTTAATTCTTTCATATTTATTTTTTAAGCTATTCCTCCATCAACTATTGACCAACCAAAATTACTTACTAGTGATGCCCTTGCCGTTGCTGCTGCTCCTCCTCCAGTGTATTCCGAATTACCAAAGTTTATTGAGATATTCGGTGTATATCCACTACCATTCGGAAATGCTGCTTGTAGTGTTGCCTCCCAACCAATTAAAATAGCATCGTAATTTGATGTTGAAAAAGTTACACCCGCAGCAAAATTTACAAAAGTTGTAACGCTTGTAATATTCCAATTACTTATGTTTTGGTCAAAAGATGTTGCACCAAAAAACATAGCACTCATATTAGTTACACTACTCATATTCCAACTACCAATTGGTTGATTAAAAGAAACTGCTCTATTAAACATAGAATTTATTTTAGTCACATTGCTAGTATCCCAAGAACTTATATCTCGATTAAAAGCAGATGCTCTAAAAAACATATCAGCCATATTTGTAACACTACTAACATTCCAAGAACTTATATCTCCATTGAATGACGATGCATCTCGGAACATATAACTCATATTAGTAGCATTTGTAAGATTTGGAGCATCTGTAAACGAACCAGTTAAATTAGTAGCACCTCTAAAAGACCTTTCAAAACTTGTCCAAACAATATTACCCCATTGTTTAATATCAATTAGTTTTGTTTTATCACCTCCATTATTAAAAAAAAATCTAGGAAAAATACCACTTATAGAAACATCATAATCACCAGCAGTAGCAAAGGTTATTGTTTTGCCTCCACTTATATTATTAAAAGTTCGTCCATCTGAAGTAGTTATACTGTAATTGTATGTGGATGTCGCAATTATTGGTATTGTGATTGTTTCGTTAGATGTTGTTGTTCTCCAAGTAGTTATAAAAGATGTAGTATCTCCACTTGAAAAAACTTCTGAACTTCCTAAATAGGCTTTTGATATTTCATTACTTCCTAAGTATAATTTTGATATACTAGCACTTCCTAATTTTATAGCCATATTATCCGACTATTAAATAAAATGTTGTTGCTACTGGACTTCCAGCATCATACTCTGCTTGTGTTAAACTAACAACATTGTAAACTAAATCGCTTCCTGTTGGTTCAGATGTAGTAGTTGAGTTAATAGTATTAACTTCTGCACCAGCCTCAATGCCTCCTAGCTTTGTACTTGAAGCACTATCAAAAGAAATTTTAGCAGTATTTGCTACAACAGATGTGTTAGCAGATACTAAAGATTCTGTATAACCAACCTTTGCGTTGTTCGTTGTGATGTCGCTAGATTGTGTTGGTGTGATTCCAACCTTTGCATTGTTAGCAGTAATTTCGCTCGCTTGTGTTGGTGTTATACCTACCTTTGCTGTGTTAGCAGTAATGGCTGTAGATTGATTTGATGTTATTCCAACCTTTGCAGTATTTAAATCTATCTCAGATTGTTTTGCTATTAAATCATCTGCAATTGATACAAGGTTTCCTCCAACTCTAGCAGCAGTATTTGCACCAGTTGTTGTTTCATCCCTTATAATTATTGATTCGCTTCTTATACTCATAGTCTATTAATTAAATGTATCGCCAAATGTAATTCCAAAAACACCTGAAACAGTTGTTATTCTTGTTATAACCCCTATGCCCTGGGCCTGCATAGAACCATCACAGCATTCGATAGAATACTTATTTGTGTCCCAACATAAACAAGCCCTAGAACCCCCTGTTGGACTTGTTCTAGATGGTATAAAAGTTTTTTTATTACTTGTATTTCTGCCCATTAATTAGAAGTTAAAATTTCTTTTATTTTTAATAACGTCTTTTTATCAATTTCACTTGACATATCTTCTTTAACTGCTTCTTTAGGAGATTCCATTTTATCTGCAAAATAACCCTCAATAGAAAAACCCTTAACTTTATTTGTCTTAACATATTCATTCCAAATTTCTTCATTGTTAACTTTTACTGCACCCATCCAAGTCCCAACTGGTACATTTAATCCATACTTTCTTGACTTGTCTTGTACCTCAGATTCTACTATCCAAGATTCAACTAAGGTCAAACCTTTTAAATTTTCATTGTGTTCTAAAGTTGAGTTATTCTGATAGCCATTTCTTAAATACATCTGTGATGCTTTTGAAATAGTATCTTTTGAAAAGAAAATGTAATATTCACCTTCAGAACCTTTTCTATAAATTGGTTTGTTTGGAATTAATAAAGCACCTAATAAGATTCTTTTTTCTTTGTCTATTTCTGCTAACTTTATTTCTTCAGTTTTTAAAGCAACAAAGTCTGATTCGATGGCAGGTGCTGCTACAATTGATATCGCTTCAATTCCACTTTCTTCTTGTTCTTCGTCTAATATTAATTCAACTATCCTCATAATAATATAACGTATTTAATTTTTAATTTTGAATTTACATTTAAATTTAACCCCCAATAGATGCTTCATCAATAATATTTCTATCTAATTCCTGTGATGTGGTTACTTCACTTGAAACAACAAATGCTTGAACAGGCTGTTGAGATTGACCACCTATTGCATCTGCTAATTGATTTGTTCCACTTGCTCCGACTACATTAAATGCAGGGGGAATACTACCTGCTGATACTGAAGGTGCTTGAATATCTTTGCTAGATTGTGAAACCCCTAATTGAGATGTAGCTGCTTTAGATGCCCTCATTGCACCCCTTATTGCAGAAATAATACCTACTGCTTGTGCTGCATATCCTAAAATTAAAGGTATGTTTGCAGGAAAAGGTGCTGCTGATGCTGCTTTTGCTGCACCTGCTGAAACATCAACCCCTGCTTCTGATGCTTTGATAACTGTTTTAGTAGCTGATTGCTTTGCTGAAAATAAAGTTCCTTTCATTTCCATTATCATTTCCTTAGCTTGTAATAATTGCTTGGCTATGAAAATTGCTTTTCCTAATTTAGATTCAGCACCTGCTATTGTAATTGCATCTTGAAATGCTTTTTCTCGTCTTTTCTTTTTAGCAGCTTCAATTTCAACATCTCTATTTTCGTTAGTTTGCCTAGATTGTTCTGTAAATTCGTCTAATATTATCTGTGCATCTATTTTAGCCTGTGTTCCTGCATTTGCATTATCAACGATAGCTTGTAACCTTATAGATTCTTGTTCTGCTTCTAGAACATCAATTTCTTGCAATGCTTCTAATCTAGCTGACTCGTCTTCTATCTGTTCAGCATTAAATCTTTTTTGCTCTATTGAAAGCAATGATTCACTTTC